TTGTTTCCTTGTGGACCTCTGCTCATTTCTGCCTTAGGAACATTATCACTTCTAAATTCTTTGTTGGCTATTGCTATCAACTGTTGTAACTTATTACTATAACTTGTTACATCATTAATATAAAAACCTATAACCTCTCCATCAAGTTCTAATAAGCAATCTTCCGTTATATTAGGCTCTATATAAGGACAATCATTTCCTATTTTTGTTTTGTGTTCTACCTGCTGTAATTTAATTATTTTCATTTAATTATTTTATTTAGACTTTGTGCGAATGCTTTGTAATTTATTTTTACATCAACTTTTTTATTTGTCTTATATAGTTTTGTGAACGGATGCCATTTCTTTGTCATTTTTTCTGCCCATCTATAGTCTTGTTTATCTTTATATTTCTCGTGCAACCCTCCTTTATTACTTCCAACTGTTGGAGTATTAAATCCAAGCTTTAAAAATTTCACTATCCCATTTCCCTCTTTTATTGTCTTTAATGCAAAATCTTTATCTTCTTTAGTATCTTTACTATAGTTCCAATCTATTTTATTTACATTCATTAAAATACATGCTTCAACTGATGCTTTGTTAATTACATAATCTTGTTTTGCCGTCCATATTAATTGCTTATTATTTATACCATACAATTCAAAGGGAAGTTTAATTGCCTTTTTAAATATGTTTATCCATATTTTTGCACTAACTTTTATATTCTTTCCATTTCTGTATTCATAAAAAGAATTGATGTCATCATCACACATTATAATCCATTGATGATTATTTTCTTTTGCATAGTTCAACATGTAATTTCTTACATAACTAATACCTTGATTATCTTTTTCTATGTTTATTTTATTAGGAACATCATACAAATCAAATTCAGAAGGCTCAATAAAGTGTTTTACTTCTATACTTTCTGATTCAAACAACTTGTATGTCTTTGTATTTAACCTACCTTTAGTTGGTATAAAACAAATCATTTAGTTTTTAAATGCTTTCAAAACAATTAGCCCAACATCATTTCCATCTTTTCTTGACTTTGATATTAGTGCAGCAGCTTCATCATAATGTTCAGGTTCAAACTCTATTTGTATTGCTCTCTTTACTCCCGCTTCTTTATCTTCTAAGGTACTTCCTATATCCAAATCATCTAATACAGAATAATCAACTGCTTCTTCAGGCTGCCAAACATCCATTCCCCATTCCCCAAGCTTTTCATTATTCCATTCGTTTCCTAAAGCATCCCAATCCCATTCTCCAAATCCAACATTATCCTTAACAATAAATTCCTCTTTTTGTTCTTCTGTTAATCCTTTAGCTATTTTAACAGGAACTTCTTTAAGCCCTGCTGCAATACAGGCTTTGTATCTCATATTCCCTCCTAAGATAACATTGTTCTCGTCAAGTATTATTGGTCGGAGTTCTAACATTTGAGGAAAGTCTTTAATGCTTTGTACTAACTTTTTAAATTTAGCTTCCTTAATTATTCTAGGATTGCTTTCGTTAGGTTTTAATTCGTTGATTTTTAGTTTCATAGTATATAATAGAATTTTATTGTTTTTATTTTAAGCCCTTTACTCTTTCTTTTGCTCCATCCCAAAGTTTATCTCTTTTCTTACTTAGGCTTGGTTCAGTTCTTTGAAGTGTTGGTATTCCTTCTGTCGGTACACTATCCATGTAAAGACCGCACTCGCATTCAGCTTCCTTTGCTTCCCAATTACCATCTCTGTGAACTATTGTTACTTTAGCTAGTTCTTTAGTTTTTTTACATTTACAAGTATATAGTGTCATTTCTTTAATTTATCTAATTCAAACTGAAGGTGGTTAATTGCTTTCTGTATGCACTCTACAGGACTATCGTGTTTCCTTTCAGCTCTTAGTAAGTAAGTGACTGCTGTTCCTGTATTGTAGCTTAGTTCAAAGTCCTCTATAACCTTTCTAGCTTCATACTTGTATCGGCTACCTATATAATAACTTGGTATTCTATTATCTTTCATTTTCTTGTATTTCGTCTGTTAAGTCTTTCTCGTCCAATTGTTTCATATTCCAAAATAATTTTTCCTTAGTTCTGTTTTTGATTCTTGTTTCTATTATACTCATAAGAATAACTATTCCGAAAAAGATTGATGTAAAGATTCCTAGTACTGTAAATATTATCATTTTGTTAAAAGTTTTAGTAATTGACTTGATGTATATATGCGTTCATCCCCTGAGTAATCATTATAGATGCATCTGAACTCATCATTTGCCCACGTCCATAAAGACTTGACATTGTTTTTTATATGTCCACGTAAGACATTCTTTATTGTTGAGTATGTTCTTTCTTCTTCTTTCATAATCTTTATTTAAGTTAGTCGTATCGGGGAGCATCTGACAACTCCCCTTTACTTACTCGGACTGAATTTAAATGCTTTTAGGTCTTACCCTGTATTTTTTTTAATTTAGTTTAAACCGAGTATTCTTTATATATCTTTTTTATTCCATCAAAGCAAGTAGCTATGCAAGAACCACAATTTGTAGTTGTTGAATAGTTTGCTCCATATATTACATTATACAATTCTATCATTTTCTTCTTTGCCGTTTGGTCTTTTGCCCTTCCTGTTTTTAAGTCAGGGTATAAAGATACAATTTCTTTTATTATTTCTTCAGGTATATCTGTTCTAACTTCAACCTCCTTTGTCTTTCCCCAATACTTCTGTGGACATTCTTGTGTTGCTATCCTTGCTTTGACTTTCATAAAACATAAGCAGCGTTTACATTGACCTGAAGGCTTGAAGTAATATACGCAAGACTTACAGATAGCTATTCTATCTTCATATATCTCTTTAGGTACAAAGAACTTATTCACTTAGCTTATATTTTAATTGTACCCTCACTTTGTCTATCGTTGTGAACAGGCTGTTTCTACTTATCCCTGTTTTCTTTGCAAGACTATCTAGTGTATTTCCTTCATAGTAGTATAAAGTGAAAACTTTAGAGTCATACCAAGAAAAACCCTCTAAGGCTTTATCTATCTGTTCTAGGCTAGTCCATTGATAGTCGTCTGTTATTTCGTTAGGTAAGTTGTAAAGGTGTTTAGTTACATATTGATTGGTTATATCCATATCATTATAAGTAACCCTGCTTGTAAAACTATCTATGTGTTCATAATACTTTTTATACTTATAATAGTAATTACTTCTTGGACTTGTTAAAGCACGTCTTAATGCTACTGCTCCATATTTTGTAACACCTAATATTCCATCCTTATCGTATATAGCTTTTAATGTTTCAGGGTTCATCTGTAAGAAGTAAAGCATAAGTTCTTGTACTGCTTCATTCACTTCGTTTTCATCAGTAGTTAATCCGTATGCCATAGTCCTGAACTTATTTGATAGATTAGATATTTCTTGGTATATTTCAGTCATTAGTTGTTTCAATTTTATCTATCTTATCTACTGTATCTTGAACAAGCTCATTAAGAACTAATCTGTACGCCCTTACTATTGCTGAATTCTTTTTCGTTTCAACTCCTGCAAAGAATCCATTTGTTGCTACTGACAAGTTTATAGGTATAATCATTAACCAATCCCAAAAGTTTTCTTCACGTGTTCCATCTCCGTATGCGTTATGATATTCTATTACAACTTCTAAAACCTCTAAGTAGTTTTCGTATCTGTCTACTGTACTTACATCTTTTGCAAACTCTTGGCACATTGTTATGTAAGTTTCTAATATTACCCTGTGTTCATCATTTGCGTAAATTGGTTCTGTCATACGCCAAAGATAATTAAATAGTTACAAAATTCCTTTTTCTTGTATTAAGTTTTCAACAAGGTTTTTGTAATAACTTATTTGTTCTTCATATTCTACTCTTGAAATTTTATTAATAGTCCTAGCTAGGCACTCTAATTCTTCTGCCGTTCCTTCACCATACTTTGAATCTAAATTGATCCCGAACTTGAACTGCTCTCCTTGACTAAACATATTGCACTTAATGCATTGCACTTGACAATTTTCTTCATCAAATCTTGTAGCCATATGTTTACGACTTTGGAAGTGACCATTTTGCATTCCATCTTTATAACCCCTGACTATTCCACAAGTGAAGCATTGAACCATTCCATATTCGTTAGCTTCCCTAAGTCTTATATAAAGACTAAACCATTTATCTAATTCCTTCTTTAGTTTACTGATTGTCTTTTTCATAGTCCACAAAATCCACTATCACAGTCATCAAAATCTTCAAAAGATAATTCAATTTGTGGCTTGTATTCTAGTATTTCTTTGTATGTACAATCCTTCCTGAATGTATTGGGTGAATTTTCTTCTTCTATATTTGCGAACCATTCCATTTTGTTTTTGTGTTCCTGTGCCATCTTATTCAGAAAGATTGGGTTTCTATGAAAACAACCCACACAATTATTAAAGTAACCATCTTCAAAAGAGACTTCTTTATT